TCCGCATCCAATTTGCTTAATGCATCAGCAAACATTGAGTCATAAACTTCTCTCGGTTTTTTCATCATCACCCACGTTGGAGCTAATCTTTTGTCAACTGCTCCTTTGAACCATTTCGGAACACCTACTGAAATGCTCACTGGTGTTAAATGCGCAGGTAATTTTTTAATGCTTGCATAGTTTGAAGTATAAATTTCCATCTTGTAAATCCCCTTTAAGTAAATTTTATTTTTATGAAGTTTACTATTTGTGAACTTCATATTATAATCATACCATTTTACCTACCTAAGTAAAGGGTTTTTGATAAAAAAATTAAAGTTTTTTACCCTTAAAAAGCCTGTCATATCAACGTTTCCAAGGGTTTCTATACCTGCATTTAGTAAGGGGAATGTAGGAGAAAGTAAAAGTAATTCTCTCATACGCTTACCTACAAACATCTTTTACGCATAAAAAAAGGAAAACGCTCATATGAACGTTCTCCTTCTCCTGTGTGTGCAGCTATATATAAATAATCATGTACACCTTCATGTGAATGTGTACATGTATATGTCGATGGAGCGAACGGAAGGACTTGAACCTTCAATACCTGTAAGGATTACAGGCGTGTTCATTACACTACGTTCGCATTAAGGTGCGCCACGCAGGACGCACCCGTAAGTGAAAGGCTTACGTGAAATCAGCACATTGTAAATCAAGCTTGGGGGCATGATTTACTGATTACTATATTATCATCTTTTAAGCAGAAAACCGTTTCAACTTTGTGCAAGATATGTGCAATCAGTATATTCCAAAGGGAAGATTCATGCTTTTAGGTAGTACCCACAGATGATACATTGGAGCTTCGTCTACTAATTCACTCTCTTTTGGAAACACTTCAACAGCAGCGTATTCCTCGCCAAACAATTCATTTTTAATGCGTTGTTTTTCCTTCCACGGAATATCCGTGCCAGAAACATTGCGAATGGCTGCATGTTCTACTGGTCCCCAATCAGTAACCACAGTTCTGATCAGAACAGAATACTTGTTATTACTGTATACTCTGTCCATTTCTCCAAACCAGCCAGCTCCTACATTTTGCTCTTTAGGACTGCTATGAAACTTCCATTCTCCTTCTTTCCCAACGTCACGGCTCAACCTTCTACGTTCAGCCCTATTCACTTAAAAACAGCCTCTTTTTCGCCACTTCTAATATGGTCAATAACCTTCTTGTACGCCTCTTGTATTTCTGGATCAGTAGCGAATTGCTTGTTAACAACTAATTCTGTCAAAACACTTTCTTTATCGTAAATTGGTTGATATTTACGAACTAACAAACCCTCATCAGTCGCTAGCATTTCTAATGGAGTCCCCTCTTTCCAACCTTTAATTTTCGTATATTCCTTTGGCACTACAATTCTTCCTAAACGGTCTAAGTTCCTAACAACTCCTAATGGTTTCATTTCTTATTTCCTCCTAGTAGATGATTAAATTTCTCAAATTTATAATTAACTTTGCTTTTACACGGTCACGAATGCTATAAATACCACGTCTTGAATACTGCAGTTTTGGAGTCATTTGCTCAATTGTCCATCCTTTAAAATAACGATACTCAACAAACTGCATTTCTAAATCGTCAAGTGTCTTCAAGGCATTTTCAATAGATGAAATGACATTCTCATAAAGTAGGATTTCTCTCTCCAGTGACTTGCTTAATTCAGCACGGTCAATCGCATAATCTTCCGTATCTGAATGAAACATCAAGCTTCCTGGGCTTCCCTCACTTAACCGGAAAGCAGTTGTAATTTTCGGAAACATTCGGTCATAATGTTGCTTCAAATTTTTTAATCCTGTTTTGTAAACATAATAGTCTCTCAAATGCTGTTCAATAATGTTGAAATCATCCTCATACGTTCTCTGAATAGCTGCCATTTCTCCCACTCCTTTAGTTTTTTTGCGCTTCCGCTACCGCTTCATCGTGCCTACCATAAAACTGAAACGGTAAAGTTCAACCCTTTCAATTTTCCGCTAGGGTAATTTTAAACAGGCCAGATAATCCAGTAATACTCCACGGTTAGGCTTCACAATATCGCAATTGACTCTGAACCATTCATAAGGAATAGACTTTCTACCACCAGCTAGTGAGTGTGTCCACCATTGGCTTGCTTGGTCAATGGTCAGTAGATACACTTCAAAATGCTTCTGAAACTCAATGAGAAAAAAGCTATGCGCTCCCTGATCTCTCCATTTCTTCAACGTTTCCATTTGATGTGCCTTAATGTTTTGAAGAGGGAAGGAAGTACGGTTTTTAGTTGTCTTCGCTTCAAAGGCTAAAGCTCTGCCATTGGAGATTCCAAAAAAGTCTACAAAGCCCTTTGCTTTTTTATAGCCAATAATTTTATTTCCTCTTTCTTGCGTGATACGAATTGCTGGGTCTGTCTTTTCAACCTGCGCCCAACCCTTCACATCGTAAGTAATATTGCTACGAATAATAAGAGTTTCAAAGGCTTCCCCTCTGTTTGCATAACTAACTGTCATTCAATCCCTCCTTTCAGGATATAGGAGCAATGAGTAAACACTCACCGCTCCGCTAATTTATTCAGCAACTACGTCATAATCCGCTTCAATGTCCAAAATATCATCCTCAGCTGTAACGTTCTTCACCACTTTTTCATCGGCTGCCAATGCTTGAGCTAACTCAATTGATTTAGGAGCATACTTTAAAGCAGACAATAACACTGTTTTCTTTGCCATAGCGTCAAAGCTAGTCTTCCAAGCACTCTTATTGTTCTCATAGCCTTTTGCATATTTCTTCATGTGGTGCAAGACTTGCTCTCTCGACCATACTTCAAAATTCATACCGCCATTAATCAAGTGATAAACCGCATAATAATGCGTTGGCTCACCCTCTGGAAAGTCTGCTGGCTTATGCTTGATGTACATATTCGTTCCCTTCTCATATTCAAATTCGTCATTTTTATAACGAGCATGAGCATAAATATTAATGTATTTATTAGAACGATACGCTAACTCAATTACGCCTTGATAACCTACTTGGAAACAAACAAATCCGTCTCTTGGTATCAAATACGATAATCCTAGTGGTGTGTTAGGCTCTAGCCCTAACTGTGTTGCTTGCATCAATGCTCCTAAAAAACTCACTGGAGCACAATTCTTTAACTTGTGGTCATTCCTATAAAGCGTAATCGCCAACTGTGTTACCCTTTCTACCGTTAAATGCTTTGGTAACATTTTTTCGATAGCTGGAGCCATCTGCTCCATTAGTTCAACAATTGTTTTACCTTTTTTCTGTTGCGGTGGAACAGTCACATCCTGATTTTGCGGAATAATATCCGTAGCCTGATTTACTTGCTGATTCATTTTCGCCTTTTGTGCCAATTTGTCTCTTACACCTTGAGTTTGTACAGTCGCCATATTGCCCTATCTCCTTTATTTAACTTTCCCTAAAGAAAGTCTTCTCGATTTATTTACTGTTGCGTATTTCTCAAATAACTCTGGGTATTCACGTTGAAAAGCTTTCGTGTCAATGTTTGTTCGCTGGGTTACTGACCAAGTGACTTTGTGATTGGTTCCAGGCACAAGCCCTATTTGAAAATCACCCATTAACTGCTTGAGCTTATTACCAACAACTTTTTTACCACCCGCTGCCGTTTTCTCATCTTCATGATAAGAAAGATATTCCTTAATGAGTGCTGCAGTTTCTTTTGGAAGGTCTGCTTTTTCCTCTTTCGGCTTCACGTTTTCGGATGGATAAAGAGTCTCTAATAACTCATTGCTACCTTCCGTTCCGTCAATCTCTGGAGGAATACCCGCTAACACATGGTTAAACCAAAATTTTCTCTCTTCCTCAATCAGCAACTTAATTAGATCCTCGTCACGGTGTACCTCAAATTCTCGGTACTTGTTGCCACCGATCAGCACGGCTACGTAACAGTAGTTGATTCCAAAAACAGCCATGTAATGTTGACACTGCACCAAATAATCCTCTGGAATGATTCCGCTATCCTCGTCCCACTCTCCATTTCTCCATTCATGAGAAGTTTTGATTTCTAGGATTCCGTAGCCTCGTTCTGGGTGATACAATAAGCCATCAATATTTGCCACCATAAATTTGTGTTCCGTGGATTGCCACATATAATGTGATTCCTCCACCGTCAACTCAGGATGACATTCTCTGAACTTCTGCCTAATAGTAGGTTCATGTCGATGTCCCCACTCTGCAGACTCATTTAATTCCTTCGGTTCAGAACCTTCTACTTTTTCAATGTACACGTTAAGTGAACCTTTCCAGCTAGAAATTCCAAGAACAGCAGAAGCATCGGAGCCACCGATACCCCTTCTGCGCCATGTGTTTAACCAAGTTTCTTCATCCATGCCTTTTGTATTTACTAACTTTTCTGCCTTAAAATTCATTTTTTTCTCTCCCGCCTAGTTGCGGGCTAAGTTCACTCATGGTATACTTATTTCAGAACTCATAAATTGAATAGCCCGCCTTAGTTATTCGATTTATGCCATATTGCCTTTTACAAGAGACTTGAATTCGCCGTTCAGGTCTTTTTTATGGTCTTTTTTATACAACTGAATACAATCTTCTAAGTTGTGGATATAATCTTTACCAGCAATCGGATTCTCTTCTGTGATAAAACTCTCGGTTTCATCGATTTCAAGGTTACAACCGCTGCAAGTAATAACCTCTTCTTCTTTGGTTTCACTATAGTAATCAATACCATATTCATTAGGACCAATTACCGAAAAACGATCTAAACTTACCTTCATAAACAACTCACCCCCTTTCAAGGTTTCTGAAAGAGGATGGTTACTGAGCGTCTTCATAAAAACGCTCCATATCAAAGTTTAGGATTCGTGAAATTTTATATGCTTTCTCACCCGAAGGTGTTCGATTACCGCTTTCAATTTCACTGATGTAGGACTTGGATAGTTCAACCACGTCTGCAAACTGTGACTGATTTTTATATCCAGCTTCTTTACGAAGGTTTATGAGCCAATCTCGCTTTTTCAATTTTGCAACCTCCTGGTAAATATGGAAAATTTATTGAGTTTACGTAAAGTAAACTTTGTAATATAATTATATCACAATACGCGAATTTTTCAATAAAAATACACGTTTTGTAACTTTTTTTATAATTATTACGTTATTAGGTAAGACTGTGTATTACACTTAAATGCACAGGTAAACAATAAAATGTTTCATGTTGTGTACTTTTTGTGTATTAAATATATTTATACAGTATCTTTT